GATTTTCTCCTCTTCCTTCTGCCTGGCGGCGGGCGATCTCACCGCGCATGGCGGTTACGATGAATCCGGCGTTGCTTTCGCCGTCCAGTTTTACGGATTCCATGCCCTCCATAACATCGTGGGGAACCCTGATCGTTGTCATTTGCGATTTTGCATTTTTGTATACAGACATAGTTAATCACCAATTTGTTATGTGTATATCACTATACACAAAAGTGAGATATAAAAACACTTGCAATGTATATCACCACAATATAATGTATATCTCACATTATGGTCGCCATGTATCTCACAATGATCGATTCATAAAAACGACGAAACCCGGCAGTGCGCGAACACTAACCGGGCTTCTAACCAAACCGTTAAACGAGGTAACGATTATGGCTGGAACACAGCATACCCAAACTCACCCTAAATTTATATACACCTTCCTGGCGGTGCACCGTGATTGCATAGCTGACGGTAAAAACACTGTACACGTAGCCGCTGATACGCTGGTTGATGCCTGCGAGATGCTCAATGGCATGGGCTATATCTCGGCAACATGGAAAGGGCGCGAAGAAAACACGCTGTTTATTCAGAAATGCGAAAACAATTTTATCTGGCGTTTTATCGCCCTGAGTACGGCACAACCGCGCGTGATTCACATCGAGGCCACCAGCGAACAGGAAGCACGCCAGCAATCTCCTGATGGCTGCGTGATGGTATTCGCCGCCCGTATTCGCCAGGAGGTGCACCATGCATAACCTGTCAATTTCTGACCTTAACTGCATTCAGTTTGACGAGAAATTTACCGGGCAGCTACTGGTCCATGTGGAGAACGGGCGCATAGTGCGTAATTACCACCTGCCGGATGGTGCAATTGCCGGAAGCGTTGAAGCATTGCTGGAACTGGCGGAACGTGCGCGACTGATTAAGCCGTCAACGAGCCATCACGATGATGATCTGCATTTTACCGGACGCATGGTGAGTCACTACGAAAACGGCGTTGAAGTATCCCGCGAACGGCTGCGTGATGATTGCTGTTTCGGAACACTGCCGGAATTTATCAAATTACTGACCGATTGCGGTTATCAGGTTATTCAGGGGGTGAATCATGGATAATCAGCAAGCAACAATGACAATTACCCTGAGTGTGCCAGATGATTTCACCGGACGCGTACTGGTTTACCTGGATAAAGGGAAAGTGAAATCACAATGCCGACTGAAAAGTAATGAGATTGTTGGTTCTCCTGAATTTTTTTCTGAACTTTGTATTCGTACGGAAATAAAACCGGAACTGCTGACAGGAAAATAAAACCATGAAAAAGAAAAATTCTGGCTTTACTGCCAGCGGCCCCGCTCGGCCTGAAATCAGACACGGAGATATTTACCGCGACACCAGACGTGGGGGACGAGTGGTTATTCGTCACGTTATGCCAGGCAATATCACCTACCGCCGTGAGGCTTACGAATATGACTGCGTAATGCCGCGCCGTCAGTTTGAGCGTGATTTTATTCTGGTGGAAAACAAACAACAGGCGGTGGCGAGACGTGCAGCCACGAATATTAAAAAAATCCGGGCAATGTTGGTTGCGGGAGGTAAGAAGTGAAAAACGCACCGAATTTGAAATATCAGCCGAAGGATAAATTCACTGAGGTAATCATTTTTGCCGGGACGGACGCTTACTCCCATGCTCAACACTGGATTGAAAGCGAAGGACGGAAACACGGCGATAATGTGCCACCTGTTTACCTGGGGCCAAAGCAACTGGCAGACCTGGCGAATATCCGCATTATTGACGAGAAACGCCGCTTTGCACGTGTCTATCTCGCGGGGGAGATCGAACCAATCCAGATCAATGCTATCGCTGAAAAACTGGCACTGGCTGGCGTACAGGAGGCGAAATTATACAAAGGTATCACCGACCAGGAGCCGGAGAACTGGCGCGACTACCTGCAACGGATCCGCGAACAGGCAGAGCGCGAAGAAATGCTTACTGACGAGCAATACAGCCAGCGAAAAACCACGCTACCAATGAGCATTGGATCGGAAGGATACGATTCACAGCTTAGCTATGTGGTTAAGGGTGTGATTCCGGCTAATTCGTTGTGCAGCACATACGGTGCGAGCGGTTCTTATAAGTCGTTCCTTGCGTGTTCGTGGGCGTGTCATGTTGCTACCGGTATCCCGTGGGCAGGTCGCAGGGTTGTACATGGTGCGGTGATGTATGTCGTTGGTGAGGGGGGGATCGGTGTTCCTCGTCGTATCAAGGCATGGGAACTGGTGAACAGTGAGCAGGTGAAAAATCTGTACCTGGTAAATCGTCCAATTTTTCCGGCCGCACCGAGTGATGTTGATGAAATGGTTATTGCTGCCCGACAGGTTGAGCAGGAAACGGGTAAACCTGTACGCATGATTATTCTGGATACTCTGGCGCGTTGCTTTGGTGGCAGCGATGAAAATGATGCGCGGGATATGGGGGCATTTGTCCATGGATGTGACGAACTGAAACGGCGTACAGGCGCTACAGTGCTGGTAATTCACCATTCCGGCAAGGATGAAACAAAGGGTGCGCGCGGTTCCAGTGCGTTTCGTGCAGCACTGGATGCAGAGTACCGGATACGCCGTGAAGGTGCAGGCAGTGAAGCCCTGGTTATCGCATGTACCAAGATGAAGGATGCGGAGGAACTGAAAGAAATGGCTTGCGATTTGCGCGAGGTTGAGCTTTTCAAGGATGAAGGCGGGGAGTTAATCACGTCGTTGGTGCTGGAGGATAAGCCCCGTCCGCCAGTTGAACTGGAGCGCATCGAGTACGCTGCTAACAAGACAGAGAATCACGTCGCGCTATGGGGCTGTATCCGTTCACGCACGCAACGCGGCGATAAATGCACTATCCCGTTGTTGCGCGATGACATGAAAAAGCTGGGGTATGAGATGAAAAACTTCCGACGCTGGCTGTACAAGCTGGAAGGTGACGGCGTAATCGCTATTGACGGTGATGACGTGCGCCCACTGTAAAAAGTGAGGCGTAAAAGTGAGGGTGGCAGAGAATATTTAAAAATCACCCCTGTTTCCCTCACTTCTCAACCTGTATATATACCAAAAAGTGAGGAGTTAATTTTGTACTAAAAAACAAAGAGTTAAATGTATTCGCATTTTCTATTTTTGAATATAGGGCAAATAATAAATGTGAGTAGTAAATGTGAGGGATAGTGAGTAAATAGAATAAATTCTCTGGAAATTACAAACAGGTAAAAAATAAAACAAATAAAAATTTTAACTAAAAATTAACTATTTGCCTCATATTTGCGTATATATAGGGGTTTTAAAGTGAATACTTAAAAATACATTTAAAATCATACTGTTATTAACTTCATAAATTCTCATCGGGCGACGGGTGAGGAATTAAAAAATCAGGAATGTTAAAAATGAAAACAGAACGTTACATGCCTCAGGGTATGACTTACATAGAGCGTGAAGAACTGAAAAGTTTTGCGACATCATGTGGACTACGCGGCGATATTCAGAGCCTTACCAGAACTCTGATAATGATTGCGCACTGGATGAGGCAGGGTAAGCCAGTGAGCTTCACAGAATACGCCAGCCAGTGGACAGAGGCACAGCGCGAACGGGACGACGGTAATCACTCAACGCCTGAAATGGCGAAGCAATGGCCTTTCAGTGGCAAACGGTGCATTTATCCCGGGTGCTCCGATTACTACCCATACGGAACGGAAAGAGAACATCAGGATGACGAAACGGAAATTAAACACGCAGTAACGGTAATTCTTGCCAAATACCCGTTTTTTAACCGCAATGGTCTTGTTCGGTATAGCCGTGACAAGCCATGGGAGCACCCGCTTGATTATGTCTGTTTTATGGAGGAGGCAAAAAGCTGTTTGCGCTGGATAAGGGAGAACAATCTTACCGACTGCAAAATTGCATCATTCCCCGGTAAAAATCCGACATCCTACGGCCTGAAACATTGTGTTGAACGGGCGAATCAAATAAGAGCAAAGGCAAACGGAAAACCCACGGAGCCGACGTATATCACAAACGGTGCTCTAATTGCCGCAATGGTCGCGGCTGGTTATCAGATAAAGCCTGAAGGAAGGATGAATTGCCGATTCAATATTTCGCGTAAGCAGCTTAAGAGTGTATTGAGCGGGGAATCTTACAAATCAGGAGAGTGGACGATATAACAGAAACATCGATGGGGCAAAGCATGACTAAGCTGACCATTAACAGAAAACCTAAAGGCATTTACGGCACGCCGCAGAAAACGACGCAGGCGGCACAGGAGCAGGATAAAACCACGTCGGCGCATAAAGTGATGCCCGGTAACCAGAAAGCGCAGCAGAAGCCCACAGGGGCGACACCGTGGCGGCATATGACCAAACGCCAGCGCAAAAACCGCAGGCGCGTTAACCGCCTCACTGAGTTGTGGCCTGAATTATTCAGCCGGGAAGCACCGAAGCCGCTTAAGGTGGGGATATTTGACGACCTGATGCAGGATATCGCCGTCAGAGGGCTGGCATTCGGGCCAGGGGCATTACGTGCGACGCTGGCATCTTATGCGCAGTGTCCGCGCTATTACCGCGCCTTAATGGCTGGTGGGGTACGCTACGACCTGAAAGGCCAGCCGTGCGGCGAGGTGACACCACAGGAACAACAGGACGCAGAAACGCGGCTGATGGCGCTGAATGAGAAGCGCAAACGTCAGCGCCGGGCAGCAAAGGAGAAAACAGGCGCATGATTCACGACAGCAAAGCAGAAGCACTGGAAGCGCGTGGCCTGTACCGCAGAGCGGCGGCGCGGTGGGCTGAGGTCATCATGCTGGCGAATGATGACAAGGCACGGGAACAGGCGGCAAAACGTCGCGCGGAATGTATCCACAAGGCAGCACGCCCACCAGCACGGCAGGATAATTTCGGGGAGGTGCGCGAAACCATCAGCCGGGCACATGCCGGGATGGGATTACATCAGCCCAATGGTAAGGCATTCAGGAAATACCCTGGATCGAAAAATTGCAGTCAGTGACGGAGGCCGGGATTTTTCCCGGCTTTTTTGTGCCAGTAAAAAGCCCGCAGCCAGAAGTGTTGCGGGCTTTGTTTTTCAGGTGATTGAAGTCAATGGGAAGAACGCGATCATCATGCGTTATCGTTTCATAAATTGCAATGATGTAGATCGTCATTTCAGTTTGTGCAATCATAATCATTGTTTTGTTCAGGAGATATGACTATGAGAAAAGCCAGCGTGAAACCCGTTTTACTCGCTCGTGATCAGATTGAAGCATTACAGCGCATCCAGGACGAGGAACGCCGCAATTCTCCGCTGGGGATTGCTCCGAGCATTCATGAGGTCGCCCGGCGTTTAATGCAGCGGGCGCTTTATCCCGTAGAACGTCCGGCCTGATGGTCGTGATTTTTTGGTGAAAAAAGAGAGGTGGTAAAAATGCCAGCAAGCAAAGAAGATTTGCGATTAAAACTGATGGAGGTGGTTAACGCTCTGTCAGAGTCGCAGGGCAGCACTCCGCAGGAGATTATCGAAATTCTGAATGCGATCCCCGCACAGGATTTCACAAAAGCGGACGAGGATGACGCGAATAAAAACATCGTCGCGTCAGTCGAAGATGAATCCTCACTGGCAGAAGCCCAGGCTAAAGCGGATTCCGCATACAGCAATATGGGCCGTCGCGCTCCGGCCCCGTTTGCTGGTGAAAAGTCGATGGATTACCGCAAGCGTGCATTAATTGGCGCACAGAAGCTGGCTAAAAAATTCAGTGATGTGGATATTCGTTCCGTTTCAGATTCTGCAACGCTGGCGGTGCTGGAAGATCAGATTTACCAGGCTGCAAAAGACAGTGTTCAGTGGGCCGTGGAAAATACGCCGGGCTATTTGCGTAAAACCGTAAGAATGGATGAAGCCGGACGCCGGATTACTGAATATCAGGGAGATCCGAATAACTGGCTTAGTGCTTTCAAAATCCCTCCCCGTCGCCTGGTCAAAATTAACACTGCAAGCCTCTCGGGGGCATGAAAAAAGTGCTGATTTCAGCCCTGCCGGATTTGGTGGGGCTTATTGATTATAACCGGGTGACATTATGCTTTTAACAGAAATTGAGGCGGCAAAGCAGATTCGGGACGGTCAGCTACCGTCGCCTTATCAGTTCTCCAACATGTGGCTGGTTAACCTGCGTATTACAGGGACTGGCATGGCCTACCGCGCCGAAGAAAAAGAATTTGTCTGGCGTTCACCGCAAACTTATCTCAATCCGCAGTTCCTGGAACGTTGCGCCGGAGTACCCGTCATTATCGACCATCCCGAAAGCAAAACCCTTGAAGACGTGGGCGAACGGTCGCGCATTATTGGCACCGTTATGTTGCCGTATATTCGCGGTGACGAGGTGTGGGGCGTATGCCGGATTTACGGACAGGAAATCATCGATTACATCCAGAAAGCACGGGGGGAGGTATCCACCAGCCCGTCGGTTGTGTTTTGTGGTGCGTCCGGTGGGGCAGAAGTTCCTGATGTAATGGGCGAGGACAATTTTTTCATTGAGGGTACGCCATTTCTTATCGATCACGTTGCGCTCGTACCGTTGGGCGTATGGGATAAGGGCGGGAAACCATCAGGTGTGGAAGTAACAACGCCGACAGAAGAAGAACAGCTCGCCGGAATGGTCCGTGAAGTTATTGATGCGGCCTGCAAGCCAGCTCTGGAAAAACTGGAAGAAATATCCGGGCGGCTGGATCAACTGAAAAAAAACAGAGTGAGTGAATCATGAAAATTGCTAAAAACTTAAATCTGATTATCCCTGTGCGCACTGAAAAGGGTAATGGCTGGCTCCATGCCACGCCGATCAGCAAAGAGGTGTTTAAAGAGCATTTCTTCATCCTGAGTAAAACCTTTTCTGCCATTTTTTCTGAAGGTCTTGGTGTTGTTGCGGGTCCGCGCGTTGCCTGCCTTATGCTGGAGAAAATCTCCCGTGACTCCGGTTTATGGGATGGGGAGAAAGGCATACGTAATACGCTCATAAACGAAATTATTCGCCTGGCAAACCTTGTTTATCCAGTGGAGGGCAAAGGCTACGACACAATCCCTCTCGATATGGCGCTGGAGCGTGAAATCGTTGATTTGGACGAAGTGGCGGGTGAACTTGTTTTTTTTACATGCGTCTCGTCGATAAATTCCCCGGAGCAGACGAAGGGGACTATGGATGCGGTGAATGGAATATGGAGCACTCAATGCTCGTCCTTGAGTCTTACGGAATGGATCGATTCATTGCCGACATTGAAGCCTGCCGTCAGTTCTGGCGCGACGGCGAACACGTCATCAGCGACATCCTCGACTACTCAGCCGGAGCCGGATTCAGAGACATCTGTGCAGATTCCGGTCTGAATGTAAAAACAGCAGCTCAGTTTCGTGAGCTGCTCAAATTCAAAAATCCCGCAGGAGTATTGTAATGTCAGGTAATCAGATGCCAGTTCTGACGCTGGACGTTAATGAAGAACACCTCAAACGGCTTGAGGCAATTTTTGAAAAGTATCGCAACGGGCTGATGATCGGCCCTGCCGGAACGCCGATGAAAATACCGGGGCAAAGTGGGCGCAGCGTGGGGGCAGGCTTACCCGTGGCGGCAAAATCTGGTCGGACAGGACCGGATGTATCCGGGAGAGTGAGGGACGAAAAAGGGCGCTTTGTCGGCAGTGGAAAAACAGCAGATTCGTTCGTAAGCAACTATAAAGGTCGCGGCGAAACGATGTTTGATAAGTATCTCAGCGGGCTGGGGAAAAATGCCCAACAGACGCTGAAAACTTACAAGCAGATCAATTCTACGCTACAGACGACCACTTCGAGATTAAACAACCTGTTTAAAACAACCGTATCGTGGGGGACAAAACTTGCGGTTATGGGCGTTGCCGGGCCGTTTGGCTTTGGCATGATGTCTCGTAGTGTTGTAGAGAAACAGAAAAATGCAGATGAGCTGGTGGCAACGCCGGGAGAATTAAAGGCGGCAGAGAGTACCTATTCACCTTATTTTTCCGGTGTTGGCAATGTGCTCAATACACTGGCAGCCGCGCAAAATGATCAAGAACACCCCGCCCGCGTTGGCCTGCTTCATCTGGGGATTAATCCTGATAAAAACGCGACTGAAAACCTGCCTGTATTCCTGAAAAAGGTTGCAGAGCTGGCAAAGGAATATCAGGGAAGTGGTCTTACCCAGAGTATGCTCAGGGGAAGAGGGCTTGGATGGGTAAATTTTGGTCTTACTAACCAGTTAGTCAAATATCAGGACAAAATACCTGAACTCAACAAAGAGTTTTCGTTACGTGCAGCGCAGAATGATTCGTTGCTCACTTCTGGACATACAAGCCAGTATCAGAATCTTACCAGCAAATTAGAAAATAACTGGGATCGGCTTACCAGTGGGTTTCAGGGAGCGATGTCGGGTAATTCTGAACAACTGATTGGAATATCTAATGGCGTCACGAATGCTGCCCTGAATTTCATGAATGGTGAGAACTTTAAAAGGATTCTGACTGATGTTGAAACGGGGCTGGATAAACTTGGTAAGTACGTTAATGGCCCGGATTTTAATAACGACCTGAACAATTTTGCCGAAAACGTTGCAAAGGTCACCAAGGCACTTAGCGGATTTGTTGGTTTTGCCGTTGAACATCCCTGGCTTTTTGGGGCCGCAGTGCTTGCGGGGCCATCAAGAGTTGGTGCTGTGGCAGCTACAACAACCGGAGTTGCCGCCCGTGTTGTAGGCGGAAGCCTTCTTGGGGCTACAGCCGGAACGGTCGCAGGATTGGCTATTCCTACAAATAACACACCAACAACCAGTGAGGAAATGAAAGGACTGGAGGGACGTTTCAACTTTGATTATTTTAACGAAGTACAGGAGTGGCAAAAAAACAATCCGGGTAAGGTCTGGCCTGGAGGATTGCAGAAATATTCTAACAATGTAAACAGGTCAGCATATTTATCCAGAGGGATCAGGAATAACAATCCCGGAAACCTTAATTTCGCAGGACAAAAAGGGGCGACCCTGGAATCAGGGCCAAATGCCCGTTTTGCCAGCTTTCCGACGATGCTGGAAGGTATCGCCGCCTTAGATCGGCAGGTCATGCTATACCTGAAACGCGGCAAAAATACGATTGATCAGATTATTGATATTTATGCCCCTTCATCTGATGGAAATAACACATCGTCCTATAAAAGCTATCTCTCTCAGTACACCGGATTAGGTGTTAAGGAGAAAATTGATGGTTCTAATTTTGAGGTCATGAAAAAGCTAATTCAGGGCATTATTAACCATGAAAATGGTGCTGCCGCTAAAGCTGTAAGTGTTGAAGATGTGATCCGGGCGCTGGCTATGAATCGTGGGATTGTCCCTACAGCAGGAAATAATAATCAGAACGTTAAGCTTGATATTCTTCAAAAACCAGGCTCCGACATAGTCGCTCAACTGGCCGGATTTTCGGGGCTTATGCCGAGGTAATACCCATGCTAATGAGTAAAGCAGAATATGCTAAACACAAAGGCGTAAGCCGCCAGACAGTTTACGACTGGATCGAGAAAGGCGAAGTGGTCATGTCCGGTAAAAAAATCGATGTGGAAGCGACAGAGCAGCGGAACAGCCCACCAGCACAGGGAAAAGACGCAGTTTCTGAAATGTGGCCAGAGAGAACGCTGGAAATGACGTGGGGCGAGTTCTGGAAAGCAGTTAAGGCCAGAGACGGTATAATCCCTGCGCCAGTAACGGACGACGACATACAGCAACGTGTGCTGGATGCTGCCGGGGAATTAGACTGGGAAGTGCAATTTCTTGATGATGGCGGGATTTGGATGGATGTCGGCGATGCTGAGTTTTATTTCGAGCAATATGATCTCAGGCAGAATGCCGAACTGGTGATTGGTACGCTGCGACGTGAGGTCTGTTATGTGGCTGATGCTTGTCCTGACGAGCTGGATAACTGGAGCGAAGCCGGACTAAACGCCCTGGCTGAATGGGAAAAATCAGACCATCAATGACATCAAAAAGTGTCAAGTTGAGCAGCTTGCCAGGTTGACACTTTACACTCTGAACGCGAAAAAGTGTCAACCTCGCTGTAAGCCCCGCCATTACTGGGTTTGTGCCAGATTTACCACGTCAAAAAGCCGAAAAAATCGCGAAAAGTGTCAAGTTGCTATGCTTAGAAATGCTAAGGTTTGATAAGGTTTTTCGCGAAAAAGTGTCAAGTGTGTCAACTCGCGATATTAAGATTTATTAAGGTCTTGAGCTGGCCCCCTGAAATACCAGACAGTAGATGTATCTTAAAATAAGAGATAAGCTTGGATATATGTCTAACACTAGTTCTAATTTTGAGATGGC